ATGGCCAAAGTGATTCATGTGCATTTGCTGCATAAAATAGATGGAACGAAGCAGAAAGACTGGTATTTCAGCAGTATATCGGCTGTTTATACGGTTCTGACGGCAGATCAGGTGGGTGCAACCAAGAATTACCTGCTTCATGCCGGACTGTCTGGTAACGGCACAATATGCACGAAAAAGGCTATAATTAAGCAATCTACGCTCATTTCGGGCGGTAGTAAGGGCAATGGTTAGAACGACATAATAACGCCGTTAGAAAGGCTTGTAGGCGTTATTTCTTTGAATGCTGATTGGGGAGCTTATGGCTCCCCTTTTTTATGCCCTTACGGATGGTAATTTGGGGGTTAGGGTTACTATTACGGTTACTGTTAAGGGTTACTACTTCAATGAGTTTAGGGTTACTTTTAGGGTTACTTTTTCTATTTTTGTAGGGTTCGCCCGAAATAGGAAAGAATGTAGCAAAAGTAAATAAGTGCCGTTTTTCGCTGTTTTCAGATAGGAAAAACGACACTTATTTTATTGATACACATTATATATATAGCGCGAAGCCTTTGATTTACAGTTGTTTTTGCGTCCTGACCTCTGTAAATACCTTGAAAAGTGTGTGCGTGCGTCTTATTGTGCCTGTTGGGTGATATGACGCATGTGCTTCCTCATTAGAAGAATTTGCTGATGCTTCCAATGACCTCAAAGACATTCACGATGCGCGATTTGTCGAATTCCTGCTCATCATAGTCCTCTGTATTGATAGGAATGAAGCGCAGTTTGCCTGGATCCGGAGACCTGCGCAGGATTTTAATGGTACGGATGGTGTCCAGTACCACTGCGTAGATTTCGCCATACTGGATGTCGTTGAGTGTGCATTGACGAAGGGCAATGATGTCGCCATGGTTTATTTTGGGCTCCATAGAGTGCCCGGTAACATTACACCAGAGGCTGGCTTTTTCGAATCCCCTTATTACGATGTTGGTGGCGGGTATGTTTACCTGAGAGTTGAACACCTCATCGAATCCCCCAATAAAGTCAACATCGTAGTATGGTGTGCCGACAGATGGGTTCATAGATGTTGTAGGCAGAGTCGAAGGATTGGCTTCGTCTGCTGTTTGAATGCCTTTCAAATCATCTTTCAACATGCTACCTGCACCAGTAAGCAACCATTCTGTTGAATATCGGGGATAATTTTCAACTATTATACTAAGCCATTTGGCTTGAATGTCGGTCCCGTTATTGATTGCTCTTGAAAGCACGCCTTTACTTGCGCCAATAGTTCTTTCCATGGCGCCAATAGTTATCCCCTCATTGGAGGCTATTTCTTGTATTCTTGATAAAATATTGCCCATAATTGAAAATTATCCCCGTTTTTATTTCGATGGTTGAAAATTATCACTATATTTGCAGCGTGTTTAAGATGTAAACAGCGCGCCAAATATACAAAAAAGGCGTGTGATTAGCGAATTTTAAGGATTAAAGTTAATGAAAGAAGAATTGATTTTGAAGGTGAAGCCGGAAACGCTGGATAGCCTTATGAATGCTTTGGTTGATATAACCAGTGAAATGAAAGCAGCTGCACCCGACCAGCAGGTGCGATTCGGGGATGAAGTTTATATGACTTGTCTGTGTCTGGAGAATACGGTATTGGGCGCTATTCGACAGGTAGAACTGAAGAAAAAAGAGGGCAAAGAGATTGCCGGATAACTGGCAGCCCGGAAAGACGGGCAGGGGCGGCAGGCACGGCCGGAAAGTTGGTAAATCGAAAAAAAGAAAGCGTAGAAAGCCGCAGGGGTTCGATTCCCCTCGCCCCACGATATAAACCTCTAAAATTTAGATTTATGGCAAAGAATTTCAACCAAGGAAGAAGGGCTGAACGCCAATTCAAGCAGAAGCTTCGCACGATGATAAGCAGTGCGGCCCATACACAGAACATTGCCGACCAGGCTATGGATTTGGCCGGACAGTTCATGACAGAGGATGCGATCAGTAACTCGGATGCCTACCGGGTGATAGAGAATGTGAGCTGTGCGTGCGAAGAAGCCATGCAGGTGCTGATTGAGGAACTGAAAAAGGGAACACGCCTTTACGAGATACTTCCGGATGATTCGGATGACATCAAGCGGAAAGCGATTGAGGAATTATAAATGAGCAATATATCAAGAGATAAACGATATGAGAAAGCAGATTTTGACAGATAACGAAACAAAGACCTTCCTGATGAAGACATTCGGATGCAGCCGTCAGGCTGTGTGGCAGGCACTGAATTTTGTCCGTGACAGCGACCAGGCGCGACGGATACGCACTCTTGCCCTGAAGCGAGGCGGTAAACTGACCGACGGGAACTTCATCCCGAACTGCGAAACCACCTTTGAAGAGTGCGAGAAAACCATGACCTGCACCTTCGGTCCCCGTGTAAAACTGGTAGTCCACCGGAAGACCAACGATGTGGACGTGTACGTGGACGGAAAACGGACCGAAACCTACCAATGTGAGTTTGTATCAGACTTCATGCAGCTGCAGCACGAGACCCAACAGATGGCAGCCGCCTTATAAACAGAAATGAAATGGAGTATTATGGAAAGATATTGTGCATATCCTACAATGACCTGACCTACGACGACCGACCGGTGATGGTGAACGGGAAGGCTGACTACAGCAGAAGCCGCACGCTGAAAGGCGTTCATCCTTCCACTCTTTCCGAAGAAGAACTTGCTCCCATCCTGTCGGTACCCAATTACAAGAAATTAGCGGCCAAGAAAGAAATCAACGTAGTGCGACCCGGCAAGGGGCTTGGAAGCTATGCACTGGTAGAGATAGCGACCATGCCACTGCGGTTTCAGGAAAGGATAAAACTAAAATACGGAGACATGAAAGAGGACGTTATAAGAAATTGGCTCGGCAGCCATTACCACATCGATGCGAAAGCCCGGGAGTTCTACACCCGATTCCGCTTTGACAACGGTGATGCCCTTCCGCCGGAACACATCCAGGAATATACGGTGAACGCTTCGGTGATTGAAGCTGTGATGCGTGCCATGGAGGATGCCACCTTTATGCGTAAGGCCATGAAGGCCGGTCCGGTGAACTGGGGTGAGCTGGCAGGAGCCATCAGTTATTATCAAGCAGAGTTCGGCCACACCTTGCCTGTGAGTTCTAACCGCTTCAAGAAGCGTGTGAATGATTTTAAAGCCAACGGCTATGAAAGTCTTATCAGCCGCAAGTTCATGAACCAGAACCGCCGGAAAGTGACCTACGACATTGAGCGCCTGCTGCTGAGCATCGATGCCCAGCCGGAGCAGCCCTTCAATACCACCGTGTGGGAGCAGTACAATATGTTTGTACAAGGTGATTTGGAACTGTATGACCCCGAAACCGGCGAGGTATTGAACCCAGCAGACTTTACCGACAAGGATGGAAATCCGCTGGTGTTAAGTCCGGCCACGGTAGCCAACTACCTTAACAACCCCAAAAACAAGGCCCTTAGAGCCAAGCTTCACATGAGCCAATGGGATTTCAACAACGCCTACCGCCCCTACCATCTGCGCAGCATCGGTGAGTTCTCATTGAGCAAGGTGAGCCTTGATGACCGCGACCTGCCTCGCCCGATGAAGGATGGCAACCGTGTGAAAGCCTATTATGCCTACGATGTGGTGAGCGGCGCTGTGGTAGGATATGCCTACAACCGGTACAAGACTACCGAGTTGTTTTTGGACTGCATGCGAAACATGTTCCAGACCCTGGACCGGAACGGCATGTATATCCCCGCCGAGCTGGAAGTGGAACACCACCTGGTAAGTGACTTTGCCGACGGCTTGATGCAAGCTGGTACCGTCTTCCCCCTGATCCGCTGGTGCAACCCCGGGAACTCGCGTGAAAAACGTGCCGAGCACAAGAACCGCGAAAAGAAATACGGTGTAGAGAAACGCACGCAGGTAGGTATCGGTAGATGGTATGCCAAGCTGGAAGCCAACCGCCCGAAGGAAGAAAAGGTGTATGACGAAAAGAACAACACCTACAAGGTGAAGACCTACAGCTATGAAGAACTGGTAGCCGATGATATACGCGCCATCCAGACCTTCAACGCGCAGCCTCACCCCAACCAGAAACGCTATCCTGGCATGAGCCGATGGGATGTGCTTTGCGCCCACCAGAACCCGAACCTTGCGCCTTGGGACAAGGCCGTTCTTTACCGGTTCATCGGTCAGCACACCGAAACGACCATCCGGCAGAATACCTACTGCACGGTGATGTACAACCAATACGGACTGCCCAGCCCGGAAATCATCGAAAAGCTGGAGCCGAGAAACTACAAGGTAGATGCCTATTATCTGCCCGATGCCGACGGAACCATCAACGAGGTATATATCTACCAGAACGGACGATATATCGCCACCTGCAAGGCCGTAGCCCGTTACAATGAGAATACAGCTGAGCAGACCGAAGCCGACAAGGCAGCCTATACCGAACAGGCCAAGTATGTAGCCAAGTTCGACAAGATGATGAAGGAAAGCAAAATCAAGCGTGTGGGCATCCTTGCCAAAGAGGAAGCGAAACTGATAACAGAGGTACAGGCGGAAGCCGTTCCCCTTCCTGCACAAGCCGAGGAAGAAGATTACTCAGCCTATATGGACATCAGTGCCTTTGAGCATGATGCAGTAGCCAAGATATAATTAACGACGTTAGAACGAATTTAAAACAGCATTCAAATGGGAATAACAAATGAAGTAAAGCAACGTATTGTGGCAGCGATAGCCGCCGACCGTGAAAATTATCCCAGTGACAACCGTCATGCTACGGCACTGGGCATAGCCCCCAGTGTGTACAATACCATTAAGCGGGGCAATTATGAAAAGCAGGTCAGTGATGCCAACTGGGTAGGCATAGCCCGAAGACTGGGCGTGCAACTGCGTACGGAAATGCCCTGGCAGGCAGCACAGACCCCGACCTATGTGTTTGTGAGCAAGCAGCTGGAAGTGTGCCAGGGCAGCGGACTGAGCGCCATCCTGTGCGATATGCCCAATATCGGCAAGACCTTTACCGCGAAGGCATACGTGAAACAGCACAAGCACGCCGTATATGTGGACTGCAGCCAGGTAAAGACCAAGTTGAAGCTGATACGCTACATTGCCAAGGAATTCGGCGTGACCAGCAACGGACGCTACAGCGACGTGTATGAAGACTTGGTAGCCTACCTCCGCACGATTGATACGCCTCTGGTTATTCTGGACGAAGCCGGCGACCTGCAGTATGAAGCCTTCCTTGAACTGAAGGCCCTGTGGAACGCCACCGAGCGCTGCTGTGCGTGGTATATGATGGGTGCCGACGGGCTGAAGGAAAAGATTAACCGCGCCATCGAAGGCAAGAAGGTTGGCTATACCGAAATGTTGAGCCGCTACGGTGACTCCTACAGCAAGGTGACCCCGGATGATGCGCAGGAACGCGAAAAGTTTCTGAAGGCACAGGCTGCCATTGTAGCCAAAATCAATGCCCCGGACGGTGCCGACATTGCCAAGATCGTTCACAGCACCGGAGGCGGCTTGCGGCGCGTATATACCGAAATCGAAAAATTAAGGAGGATGCAAGCATGAAACTGAAAAGAGCCTACAGCCCCGGTGAGGTGCTGAATATGAAAATACCCCGGTATGAATTTACCGGGGATTGGCAAGCCTCGATAGGTAACCCTGCCAAAAGCGGCGTGTGGATTATCTGGGGTGCCAGCGGGAACGGAAAGAGCAGCTTTGTGATGCAGCTGGCCAAGTACCTGTGCGGCTTTGGACGCGTGATCTATGACAGCCTTGAGGAAAGCACCGGCCTTTCGTTCCAGATGAGTCTGAAACGACATAAGATGGACGAAGTGCGCAAGCGTTTGGTTATTCTTGACCGCGAGTCGATGGACCAGCTGGAGGAACGCCTGCAGCGCCGTGGCAGTCCCGGCATCGTAATTATCGACAGTTTCCAGTATAGCGGTTTGAACTACAAGACCTACAAGGAGTTTAAGGAGCGCCACCCCAAGAAACTGTTTATCTTCATCAGCCATGCAGAAGGATCTCATCCGGCAGGCAGAAGCGCCCGCAAGGTGGAATATGATGCCGATGTGAAAATCATGGTGAGCTGCTTCAAGGCCTGGTGTAAGAGCCGTTTTATGGAAAAACCCGGTGAACCCTATGTGATTTGGGAAGAAGGTGCTGCCAAAACCTTGAAAGATGATAAAATGGAGGAATACTTGAATGATGGAATGGGAGAATAAGTTGTACCAGATATTGCTGCCTGGTCGTGAAGCCTTGGGCGTGATGGAAGACTGGCTGGAATGTAACATAGAAACAGACATTCGTCTGCGCAGAGCCAAGACGAAAGGGCATTTAGTGATAGAAACGACGGATACCATGTTTGCCAACCGTATTCGAATGTGGCATCCCGGATGTAAAATACATATTAAAGATTTAAAATGATGGAAGAGCAAAAGAAAACCTGCTGCATCTGCGGCAAAGAGTTGGAGGGTTACGGATACAACCCGTTTCCCGTGAAAGAGGAAGGCATCTGCTGCCGTTCGTGTAATTACAGCGTAGTCATTCCGGAGCGATGGAAACGCCACAAGGCTTATCAACGCGGTGAGGAAATCGAAAACAAGCGAGTGTATATCAGTGGAGCCATTGCCCACTATGATATGGCAGAGCGCAAGGAAGCCTTCGGACGTGCCGAAGAATTGTTGAGAACTGAGGGCTATGATCCGGTAAACCCATTCAATAACGGCCTGCCAGAAGAAGCCCGCTGGAAAGCCCACATGCGGGCCGATATTGCCCTGCTGCTGGCTTGTGACTATATCTACATGCTGAAGGACTGGGAACTGAGCAAGGGAGCCAAGCTGGAACTTGACGTGGCCAGTTCGTGTGGCATTAAAGTATTGTTTGAATAACCTTTAAATTGTAGAATTATGAATGATATTGAAAAAGTTTTCCGTGGACTGGGTAGAACCAAGAAAGTTGAGTTTGTCTCTGAAAATATTGAATACGCATCCGCACATGCTGTTGCGGAGTATGTAAAAGGCTATCTGTTTGATGTGCTAAATGATCTTGGCGATGACGATTATGTGGCATCGTATTTAAAAGACAAGGGATATGAAGTAACGAAGAAGGATACTGATAAGTGAAAATGATATGGCACAGGAAGTAACCAATTTCGCCCGGTTCTATGCATTGTTCAACAAGCTGCCCTGTACAGGAGACCGGGAAGGGCTAAAGAAGCAAATCGTTCTGCAGTACACGTGGGACCGTACGGAAAACCTCCGTGAAATGACATCCAAGGAATATGAAGCCTGCTGCTGTGCCTTGGAGAAACTAACCGGGCAGGATAAATGGAGACAGAAACTTCGCGAGGAACTGCGGCGGAAACGCAGCGTATGTCTGAAGCTGATGCAACAGTTGGGGATTGACACCACCGATTGGAACCGAGTCAACGAATTTTGCAACAATCCCCGGATAGCCGGCAAGCCCTTTGTTCAGATTAGTACAGCGGAGTTGGAACACCTGGCCATCAAACTGCGGGCTATCCAACGAAAAGGAGGTTTAACCGATAAATAGAACAATATGGATAAAAAAGCACATGAAGCGCTTGAGCGCATAAGAAAAGACGTGACTCTTACGACATCCGATCTGGAGAACCAAGATGCAGCAGAGTTTTTCAACGAGCTGGCCGACTGGGCGTATGCCAACGGTGAAGCCATGTTGATAGACGATGAACCAGAAAAGCAGGATGGTGAGGAAGAATAAAAAACAAGTGATAAACATTCAAAATGATTTAAACATGGAAAAGAACAACCAAAGTGTGGACATCAAGTCCCTGAGTAAAGAACAGCGAGCAGCCCTCATGGCCCAGCTGCAGCAAGAAGAGAAAGAAGACCGCATTGCCCGTCGTGAAACTTACGAGGCATTACGCGGTGAGTTTATGCACGAAGTAAAGACCAACGTCCTTGAAATGGTGAATGCCGTGACCGGGTTCCGCGGATGGCTGGAAAAAGAAGCCGATGCCTTTACCAAGGTGATGAAGGAATACGGCCAGGTGAAAAGCGACGAACAGCGTAGCTACACCATTACGGACGGTGACTTCCGCCTGGAGGTGAAAAGCAACAAGGTGAAAGGCTTCGATGAACGAGCTGATATGGCAGCCGACCGTCTGATTGACTACCTGAAGCGCTACATGCAGAACAGTGAGAAAGGTTCGGATGATCCGATGTATCAGATGGCCATGACCCTGCTGGAGCGCAACAAGATGGGCGACCTGGACTACAAGAGCATTTCGAAGCTCTACGAACTGGAAGACAAGTTCGATGAAGAGTATGCAGACATCATGCGCCTGTTCAAGGAAGCCAACGTGGTGCAGCGCAATGCCACCAACTACTACTTCAGTCGCCGGAACCCTGAAAACGGTGTATGGACCCGCATAGAGCCCAGTTTCTGCCGTTTGTAGCCGGAATCCGTTAACCCTGTAAACAGAAAGCGCCGCAGTTGTTATAATTGCGGCGCTTTTGTTCTTAAATTCGATGAAAATCAGCTATTTTTGTAAGAGAAATAAAGCGTATGGGCAAAGGACGGGATAAAGAATTGATCAAGCTGCGTGACGAGGCACTGTGCCGCCGTTACTACTATTGGACAGAAATACAGCGGTTGCGGTTCGACGATGCTTTAAAAGTGTTGTCGGAGCGCGAATTCTTTATATCCGAGGAACGTATCATGACCATCATCCGCCGGAAATCACGTGAGGGAACAGACTACAATCTGAAGCCTGTTCCCAAGGTGAAAGCCCCCCGTCTGACTGCCGCCCAGCTTGAGCTATTCCCCGTAAGATGACGGCATGGCCGATTCATCGTGCAGTGTGAATGAGAATGTCATTTCATAGACCTTGATGTAATGTGGCATGGCATACGAGCGGCTTTTCTCGCGTACCAGCGGCGAAGCGTTGTCCGTGCATTGCAGACACTGCAGCGACTTGTATAATTTCCCGGCCAGCTGCTGCCTTTCCCTCACCTTGTCATACGTGCCAGATGCGTAGCTTGTATCGTCGTAACAATCAATAGCCAGCCGGACGGTCAGCATGGATTCGCTTTTCTGTACCCCATATCCGAGGTCGTTCCAGTCAGAACTTGTATTTCCAATCAATACACAAGGGAAGGTGACCGGGTACTGGTCTTCTTCTGCCCCCATTTCCAATTGTCCGTAGTCCTCATCGATGAGCGAGAGTTCCGGCATTTCCTGTGCAATCTGTTCCATGATTGCGATAAAAACTTCTTCCATATCCTTAGCTGTTTAAAATGTTGGTAATTTCCTGATCCATCTTCTCCCGTATGCGGCTGTTCAATTCTTCGCTTTCGCCCATGAACTGGCGCTGCGGGATGCGAATGTGCAGTCTCTTTTTTTTGGTAAGTGCCATGTTTCTCCAGAACTGTGCTTGCGGATTCAGTTCCTTCGGTTTGGTACGTCGTTTAACGCGTTTCTTTTGCCCTGTGTCGGCTTTTTTTCTTTTCCCCGAAGCCTTGTAGAACTTGGCCCATGCAAAGCGCCTCATGCGGTCTGTGACGGTGACGTCGATTTCGCCACCCCAGTTGTGGATGGGCGCATAGACCACCTCGTTGAACACCCTTACCCGGTAGTCGGCAGGTGTATATCCGACCGACTTGAAAAGATGCTTCCTGCCGGAGAGCAGCGTGCCGTAATTGCTGGCGGCATCGGTACCTCCCGAGGACAGCCGTTTGGATTTTGGCCAGGGGTGAAGCCCCCCGTTGACAAAGCCCCCATGCCGGAAGTTATCCTGGAAATGGTCTTTGGCCATACGTCCTACCATGACCGGCATTTTGCGGCGCATCATACTGTCCAGCCTGTCACGTTTCCGCTTTATCATTTCCGTAAAATCTTTTATGTCCATAATCATCAGTAATTCAAGAATAATTTATAACTTTGCAACCGAGGCTTCCAATATGCCTTTTATGCGTTATGAATATACCGGAACAAGTAAAGAACGAGGCCCGTGTACTTATTGAGCAATACGGTGACACCTTCGAATACCTTGGTATTTATGAAGGCCAGGAAGCCTATGTGTTCAAGTTTCCGGGGGACTCCTGTACCGGTTATCCTTTCGTCTATCTGTATGACGGTAAAGACGCAACCGAAATAACCGGTCCGTTATCCCTTGACGTTATCGATTCATGTATCGAAAATATCGAGGAAGGAGACATCGAATAGCTTATTGTCAATTCTCAGGACTCCCCTGCAGTTGTGGGAAGTCGCAGCTCCTATTTCACATAAATATTTTACGTCTTTCCATTCCATTCCTGAACCGGCAGAATTATCGCTTTGGGGTTCGATATACCTTAGTTCACCATCCGCAAACCGTTGCAGGATTGTAGCATGCCCGCCCCCGCTTTTCCAGCCGATGCACAATTCATACACGCCTTCTTCCTTACATACCTCATTGAAATACTCCATGTACCTTTTAGGGGTCATTTTCAGGTATCCTTTGTGCGCAAGCCAGCTGTTTATACTTATATGTTGCGCCGGAGTACCGTCGGTGTTTTTCCAGACTTCAAATGCACGTCCATTACTCAGATATTCAAGTTTAGACCCTGCGACATTGCCTTTGGCGGTAATATCCCATCCACGTAATCGTAAAGCGTATGCCGGTGCGCAAGTCTGGCAGTTGATACTGTATGGAGTATCCCGTTTTTTATCGTAATCGCTGTTCTTCCGGTATCTGTTTCCCCTTTTATCGCGGTATATTCCTTTGGAATCCAAAATATACTCTTCCACATGTTTGGGATTTGCATTCTGTTTGTCCGCCTTATCCACATCCATAGGTTTTCCTTTTTTGATTTTAAGAGCCTTTTCCATTTCGAGGTTGTTCCGGGCAATGGCCATTTTTTCCTCCACGGTAAGGTAGTCCGGCATTTCCGCAATCATTTCATCAATGCGCGCCATAAGTTTATCCACCGCTTTTTTGGCACCCTTGTGGGCTTCTGCCTGATATGGATGATTGTCGGAAAACAGTTTGCCGTCCGTCCCCGGATTGTTATCCAGTCCGGGCTGGGGCTTGTTCTTGTCGTCTTCGTCCGGAAGTGGTGTCGGCTCCTCGTCGGTGGCAGTGAGGTCGCACTTGCAGTTCCACCGGTCGCCCGGTCGGTGGATGTTCCAGAACGTGTCATCAATCGGCCGGATGGTATTCCAGAACGGGCGGTGGTCAGCCCCCGGATGAATGGAGGTGGACGGTAGCCATTTGAGGTTGGGCAGAATATCGCGTTCGCGCAGGAACTGTTGCCAGTCAGCCGCCTGATGCGCCCGGATGACCGCCGTATCATACTCCGTCCGCAGCCAGTGACGAACCTGATGGGAAGCAATGGGCAAGACTTCCTGTACCCATTTGTCGAACGGTTTTAAAATGCCGTTTGAATCCAATAAAAGTCGTGCCATGTCATTCTGCATACGATGTACCTTGAATGCTGAGAATACGGCATTGTTCCGGAGTATGGCATTTCTGAAATCCTCGTCCGGAGTAATGGCCTTGGATTTGCTGAATCCTTCCTTTGCCGCCTTGTCCATCTTTGCCCATATTTCATTGAACAGGTTGATTTCGATTTCGGTTGCCGGATGAAAGTCCCTGCTGTATATGTTCAGCAAGGCACGCCGCAGCACCTCTTCGGAGAAGTCAAACTCCATGGAGATGCTGCCATTATCAGCCGCATACAGTCTGTCGACTACCAGTCTAAAGCTGCCCCGTCTGCCGGGGCTTTCACGAAAAAACCTTTGAGCCAGTTCCGGAAGTTTCTTTTCTGTTTCGGTGTCGGTTCATCATCCCGTCCCTTATTCGCTGGCTCCGGCTCCTTCTTCGGGCTTGGAATCTGGTCGGCTTGTTCAGCCGTCTTTTGTTCCGCCTTCAGCTGCTCGTAATTGGCCGGTTTGTCGATACCGAATTCCTCATAGAGATAATCGTCATCGATGGGGATGTTGAAGTTCTTCTTCAGCTGCGTGAGGATGGATATTTTGGTACCGGCATCCGTTTCTTTCGGTTCCGGAAAGCAGAATGTCCCCCCTTCAGTATTGATGCCCATGCGCAGCAAAATGTCCGTCATGTCGTAATTCAGCACGTTGAGCACGTATTTCCGGTCAGCCTCCAGTACCTTGTCCTCTACTTTCTTATGAACCGTACCCAAAGCCTGTGTGCCTTTTTCGGACGATTCGGTTGTCAGCGTATTGCCCAGTATCAGTTTGGAAATTTCGTTGTTGCACCGTTCGCAGAGGCGTTCATAGACATCGGCAGACCCTGTTTTGTTTCCGGCTTCCGTAAGTTTGAGTTCCGTGTCCTTGGCATGAAAGAACTGCGCCAGACTTCCGGCATTTGCCGCATCCTCCATAGCCCGCTGGCGGGACTCGTCGTCGTCGGAGTCATAGATATATTCCTGTATGGGCATGCCGAATACCTCGGAGAACTGTGCCCAGTCGCCCGTGGTGTTACGTTTGTAGATGACCCAAGGTGCAGCCTTGGCCAACAGCCCCAAATCGGACGGTGAACCCACAAAAAGCAGGTCGGTATATTCATTCCAGGAATGGCCGGTAATGTCCGTCTGGTGGCGCAGGATGAGTTCCCTGACCGGATC